AAAGGTACACCTGCTGGCCGGAGACGATACCAGCAGGCCTTTGATAATGTGCGTACCCTAGGGTGGCGAGCCGGCATTGCTCGAGTGTCCGCTTTCGTTAAAATCGAAAAGTGGGACACGAAGAGTTTAGGTGTCAAGGCTCCTCGTCTTATTCAATTCCGGTGTTACGAGTACTGTGCTTTAATATCCCAGTATCTACTTGCCATAGAGGAAGTTCTATGGAAGTATGAGACAAAAGGGATTCCTGTGTTTGCCAAGAATATGAACAGTTTTAAAGTTGCTGAAACAATCATTCAAATGGGTGATGATTTCAGTGACCCAGTTTATGTCTTGGCCGATCACAGTAAGTTCGACTCGTGCATCACGATACCCTGGATATGGCTCGAAAAGGAAGCATACTTAAGTGTGTTTAAATGTGAGCTATTTTCAGAGTTATTGGACCATCAATTCAGAAACAAGTGCTACACCAAGAATGGTGTGCGTTATGAATGTGATGGTAGGAAAATGAGTGGCGAGTATAATACCTCTTTAGGCGGTTGTCTAATTAACTACGCTGTGTTAAGTGATGTTTTCAGGTCTGTCAGACATCGATTACTCATCAACGGAGATGACAGTGTCATCTGTATTGAGAGGAAAGATCTGGCAAAACTGGACCTATCACCGGACGTTTGGAAGGCGTATGGTTTTAAGACAGGATGGGAAGTGGTTGACGAGATCGAGAAAGTCAGTTTTTGTCAAGCGCAGCCTATCCAGCTAGAAGAGGGAAAATGGCGTATGGTTCGTGAACCGAGACGCGCCATTGGGAGATCCACCGTCTCCGTTAAGAGATACGAGTGCCAAGGTTGGGCGAGACTCGTAGCCTCTATAGGCACGTCTGAAATGGCGTGTTGTGATGGTGTGCCGATGTTACAAGCATGGGCCGAGGCCTTGTTGCGCTCCTCTAAGGGTGCCAAGATCATAGCCAATGAAGTTTCGCGGCGCGCGAGGCTCGAAGCATTTCTAGCTCCAAGGCCGAGAGTAATCTCGGATATCAGTAGGATCTCGTTTGAGAAAGCCTTTGATATCAGTCCAGGAGAGCAGGAGATCTTTGAGGAGTGGTGCTATCAGAGCAACATGGATATCCTGCCATTGTTGCCCTGAAGCACCCCGAGATAGTGGACGGCAGAAATGTCGGAAACGGAATTAGAGCGACCGTATCTACCACCAGCTGTTAACCTTGAG